GACTGCTGACCGGCCGCGGTCTGCACGTTCTCGGTGAGCAGCGTGTCGTCCATCGACGTGGCCGAAACCGCGTCGAACTCGGACGCCTGCAGCGCCGTGGTTGCGCCGGTGGTGATCTGCGAAATGTTGACGGTCATGCCGTCCGCTGGCAGGTCGTGCTGGTTGCACGCGTCAGCGAACGGGCGCAGGGCCCGCGCTTTGGGCGCGTACATGTCGGTGAGGTACTGCGGCACCGTCAGACCAGCGAACGCGCCCGTGCCGGCGTCACCGGCGGCGCGCTCGATGTACTGGCCACGCTCGACCCGCTCCTCCCGCATGTGCCGGATGAGCCGGGACTCGGCTTCCGGGTCGCGATACAGGAACGCGCGGGACACGTCACGCACGAATGGGCCACCGCGGCGGGCGTTGCCGGGGTTGTAGGTGCGCTCTTCCATGCCAACGCGGACGACCTGGTCGTACGCGGGCAGGCGTGGCGCGGCCTGCGGGTCGACGTGACGCTCGCGCAGCTGCACGTCGGCTGAGTCCTCGGCGGCCTTGGCCGTCTTCAGTTGCGCGACTTTACTCAGCGCGCCGGCGTGCTCATCCTGCGCCGCGGTGTGGTTGGCCATCGCGTTGGTGACGTCGCGGTTTTCCTCGTCGGTGAGACGGGCGCGGCCTTCGCTGCGGGCCTTGGCGTGGATCGTTTTGACTTCGGCCAGCGCGCGCTCGGCGCGCTTGGTCGCCTGGTCCTTTTCGACCTCGGCCGAGAGGATCAGTTCATCGAATGTGGTCATGGTGGGTGTGCTGCCTTTCGGGCACGGGGAATAGGTCATCCCATGCGCCGACGGCCACCGAATCTCCGGCTCGCTGTCGAGCGGTCCGCCCCGGTCATCTGCCGGACGGGGTGTGGGTTGTGCTTAGCGCGCGGCGACCTGAGCTAGCCAGGCGTCGACCTCGAGCAGGGTCCGGCCGGCGCCGTCCACGACGGCGGGGCGTGCGTCTGCTGTGGAGGGTTCAGGCTCCGCCGTCATCTGCGGCTCGGCCTCGGTGCGGCGTGCCGGCGTCATCTGCGCCAGGTCCGCGCGGTTGCGTAACCGATCCAAGGCCGCGCGGGCGGCTCCGGTCGGAAGATAGGCCAGCTCGTCCAGAATCTCCCGGGCTCGCGCGCCTATCGATGTGTGCGGGTTCGCTCCGTAGTTGACCGCACTCACGTCGCCGCGGTCAACGTCGAACTGATCGATACGGTACTCCACGAAATCGGGCGACCAGCGACCCGACTCAATCATGAACGCGAACGACTGCTCCGTGGTGATGCCGTCCTCGATGTTGAGGACGAGGTCTTTGACGTCGGTACGGCCCGGGTTGAGCCACGCGCGGTCGCCCATTCCGACCTCGTCGGTCCACAGCTCGAGCGTGCCGGCGGGCACGGTGCGAGCCATTGCCAGCCCTGAGTGGTTGACGAGGAACACGACATCTGGGCCTGCCTCGAGCGTCTTGTTCGCGGCGCCCCGGCTGACGATCTCCGTGTACGGGCCGTGCACATCCCACATCTCGTAACCGCGCTCGTAGACCGTGGCGTACCCCTCCACCACGTAGAACGGCTTGCCGTCGCGCTCCTGCTTGCTCACCTGCAGCCGCGGTGGCATCAGCCGCACCGTGCCGAGCGGCGATGACCGGTCGAGCCATGCGGTTGACACACGGCGCGCCGCCACGCCCATCGGTGGCAACGTGCGCAGCTGCTCGCCCTCGACGGCGGTGCCGGCGGCCGCCGCCTCGGCCCTGCGCTCGGCCGCCTCCCGCATCGCCGCCGACGCGCTCACCACGTGCGCCGCGATCGGCGACCGGGTCTGACGGGGTGCCGACGTCTGCGCCGCGGTGCGACGGGCCGGCGCGGGGGCCTGGTCGCGACCGGCGTAACGGAACTGAGCCAGGTCGAACGAACGACGCATCCGCTCCTCGATCGCCTCGGGCGCCGGCGCCGGCGCCACGATCTCGACCCGGTCCGCGAGCCCCATGTCGACCGCCTCAGCCGCGAACATCCACGTCTCGGCGAGCATCAGCTCCCGCCACTCGCCAGCCTCACCACCGCCGCGCAGCCGATAAATGTCGGCGACGTTGTCGGACTGCCGGTCCAGGAACGCAGACATGGCCCGCATGTCCGCGGCGTTGCCATCCTCGACCGCAGACGCGTCGTGAATCATCAGCTGCGACCCGGGCATCATCACGATCTCGTCGCCGCCCATGGCAATCAGCGACGCGGCCGATGCGGCGAGCGCGTCGACATAGACCACGACCCGGGCCGGGTGGTGGTGCAACGTGTTGTAGATCGCGATCGCATCGAACAGCGAACCGCCCGGTGAGTTGATCCGCAGGTGAATTGTGGGCGCGGTGATCTTCTCGAGCGCCACAGCGAAGTCTTTCGCAGTCACCCCGAACGATCCGCCGATCTCGTCATAGATCAGCACCGTCGCCGGGTCGCCCCCGGGCCCGCCCGCCTCGTCGCGCACCTCGTACCATGGCAGCCGCATCGACGGCAGGTCGGCGACCGACTGCCCACCGCGGGCCGCCTCGTCCATGAACCGGGCCGTTGTGCGCTCGACACGGCTCGCAAGCCGCCGCACGTGGCTACTCGTCGCCGCGTCGCTCATGTCTCCTCCATCGGTACAGGTTCGCCCACTGTGGCGAGGGCGTGGATCGGCTCGCGCACGAGCTCCGGCAGGACCATGCTCGCGCCGGCGGCCTGGTTGGGTTGGGTGGTGGGTGCGGCGGGCGCAGCCTTCGGCGGGCCGTACACGCGCTCGATCTCGGCGATGTCCGCGTCGGTGAATGGCGGCAGGTTCTCGAGGGCACGCGCCTCGGATGGGGTGATCTGCCGGGTCGTTAGCCGCAGCCCGAGCACCTTCGCACGGGTTTCCGGGTCCATGCGCAGCAACGCGTCGGTGTTGAGCTTGACGAACCGCGGCGACGGTAGCAACTGCGACAGGTTGTCCTCGCGCCGCTGCACGGCCGGACCGATCGACATGATAAGCAGCTGCAGGTTGCGCTGGACGATGTTGGCGTACGTCACCGACGACCCCGACACGGCGGCCTCGATAAGGTCGCCCGGCACGTCAAAGAACCGCGCGATGTCTGACATGGTCGCCTGACGGCCGTTGATCCACGCGTCGCCCATCTGCTCGGCCTGCATGAAGTCGTATTCCCAGTCATTGCCGTGCACGAACAGGTCACCATTGGCAACCGACGCTTTCCAGTTGTCTTTGATCATGCCGGCCTCTTTGGGTTTCAAGATGCGGGCATTGTTCTTAAGCCGCGCCTTCGGTACACCCCCGCCGGCGAACCACGCATTGACGAACTCCTGCATCGACAGGTACTCGCCAATAGACCACGCGGCGTACGCAATCGGCGACAATCCGACCGGCAGGCCCGCGATCACGTATTGGCGCTCGTGCCACACCTTCGACTCCGGGTACACCGTCCCGTCGATGCGGAATTCCAGCTCGGTCCGGCCTTTGCGCTGGATGACGGAGCACGCGCCGATGGGTTGCAGGTCAATGCGCGCCGGCAGGCCCAGCGCGTTGCGTTCGGTGATGAGGCCGATGGTGTTACCCGCCCGGTCGAGGTCGACCCCCGACGCGTACATCCAGTCTTTGAACCGCCACCGCTTGCCGCCGGGCTCGACCAGCACGGGCGGTTTGGGCATCTCAACCTGGATCCCGCCGACCTTGCGGTAGTTGTCGCACGGGAAGGATGAGATGAGGTTGTTGCGTAGCCGGATCGCGGCCCACACGCCCGAGTGCCGGAACGCCGTCTCCGGGGTGACGTTGACCGCCCCCGTGCTCGACGCGCGTGAGGGGATCAGCGGCCCGTCCACGTTGGACAGGGCCTCACGCCGCTGCCGCCACCCGAACAGGCTCACTGTTCACCACCACCCCATCGTTCGGCCGCGCCGGCGCCGGCGAGCACGAGCACGCCGGCCACGGCCAGGCCCCACCATCCGATCCACGTGGCCGCCCCCGCGCCGACGCCGGCGGCGAGCCCGAGCAGGCCCACCGCCTCGAGCGTCGTGACCACATGGTCGCGCATCGGCTAGGCCGCGTGACGTGACGCGGTGTAGAGGAAATCGGCGGTGTTGGTCACGTTCGTGTTCGCCGAGTACAGCACGCGGAAGTAGCGCCAGAACGCCGGCTGTTTGATGATCTTCTCGACGGTTGTGGCCGTGGTGATGACAACCGGGTCGGTCTCATCGACCGTCGGCGTTCCCACGTCCGAGTAGGTGGCCGCGGTCCAGTCGCTGCCGTTCACCGACACCTGCAGGGCGTAGGTACATGTGGGGGTCGCGCCGATCGAGGTGCGTATCTTCACGCTGCCAGACTTGTGCGACGGGCCGAGGTCGACGATGTTCGTCGACGCCCCGTCGCCGGTCTGCTGATTGGACAGTCGAACCTGCGCCACGTTTGGCCCAGATGATCTAGCTTCTAGGATCGCCACCGCACACACTCTCTACCCGTCACATTGGCCGGCACGGCGCGGTGTCATCCGAGGCGTGCAGCCACTCGCCTTCATCATCCATGTAAAGCATGCGTCCGCACCCACCGCACGGCCTTGTTTGATCGATAGTGTCGGCCACGTCGTACCAGTCATCGCCGAGCAGCTCGTACCCGTGCATCGCTTCCACCACAACATACAGCGGGCCCAATTCGCTCGTTTCACCCTTCTTGACGAAGGTAAACGCGCCGGCGCCCAGCTCGTACTTGCGGGCCTGGCCGAGCGACTGATCCAATACCGTCTGTCCGATGTGGTACAACCGGCGCTGATTCTCCGGCAGCTCCCGGTCGGACATGACCTCCCCGGTCGCGTCAAAGAATCGCCCACACGCGCCGTGCATATCGCCCTGGTTCGGGGTGGTCACGTGCACGCCACGCTTGCGTAGCCCCGGGATCAGCGACGCCGCCGGGCGCCGCGGGTCAATCACCACCGTGTACGCATCGTGCTCGTCGTAAACCTCGACGAGCCGCTCGAGCATCCACGCTGTGCCGCGCTGGTCGGCCTGGATTTTGAACCCGGGCTCCACGATCTCGACGTGGATGTTGCCGTCCGCGCGGCCGCCCGCCGTACCGATCCACCCGTGCTCGCGGTCGTCGGAGATCTCGGCCGCGAACACCGGCCGCCCCGCAATCGTCGACGTCACGTCGAGCCGGTCATCCCACGTAGTTTGACGGATCACGGACCACCTCGGGTTTGTGTCGACCGGTTCCCAGCCAAGATATTCGGCGCAGAAGTCCACCAGCAGCAGCGCGTCGAAGTCGTCGCGGACTTTCTGCTCATCCACCCGCCCGAACGCGAGCGCCGGCATGCACGTGCGCCACGTCGCCGGGTCCGCCGGGTCGAGCCCTTCCGGTGCGGACATGTCGAACAGCGCCGTGCCGCGCCGCACCCCCGCCTCAATCAGGGCCCGCCCCCGGGTCCGCTTGTCCCGCAGGTACGGCCACGTCCCCGGCAACGCCCGCGACAGGCCCGGAATCATCGACATGATCCACATCTGGGTCGACGTGCGGGTCAGCATGGCCGGGCGCATCCCCAACTCGGTGCGGTTGTCTGGTCGCGACCACGCCTCGTCGATGACACCCACGTCGATCGTGTCACCCGTGCCGCCCGTCTTCCCCGTCGTCGACCCCGGCGACCACATCGACCCGTTGCGCCAAATCATCGCCTCTTTGTTTTGGGCCAGCCGGGGATGCATCATGCCCCGCAGGAGGGCGTTTTTCCTGATCCGCTCCACGTGAACGTCGCGCCACTTCTTGCGCGCGTCGTCCGCGGTCTGCGCCGTGTACAGCACCGTCTGCGGACCGTACCGCTCGAAGCCCGTGCACCGGTGCGTCATCAACGGCAGCAGCAACTCCGTGTTGTGCGTCGCGACCAGGTCGCCGCCGGCGAGGAACAGGCCGTCCGGATCGGCAACCTTGATACACCGAACCGGGCGGGACTCGACCGGCTCGACCGCGCTGATGCTGACCGCCGTCCGTTTCCCCGTGCGAGGCATGGCCGCACGGACCATGCCAGCCTTCCGTGCCAGCCGGAACGGATTCGGGTCATCCGCCGTCGCGGTGAACGCCACCCGCCACTTCGGACCGCAGTCCCGGCCGCGCAGCGTAGCCCGGCCCTCGATCAGCGTTGCTCGCCACCCGAGCGACCGGGCGAGAAACAGCACACCATCGGCTAACGCTCGCCGCGTCGACGTGAACTCACACCGCGGCGAACTGCCGTGGTTCTCGGTGATGCACCCGTCGGTGTCCATCAGCCCCTGCAGCAGAGCTAGCCGCTGGTCATGCCCGGCAGTCAGGTACGCCCCCGGGATCCACTTCCCGCCGAGCACACCCATGCGGCGCAGCACCGGTCGCAAGCCCAGCAGCCCACGCGTCACAGCCCCGCCAGCCGGGTAGGAGTACGAGGGTGCGAACCCGCCGCCCGTGAACGCCGCGAACACATCAGCGTCGGCCGACGTCACCTCGGCCTTATAGCTCGAACCGTCACCCAGCCACAGACCGAACAGATACGGGTCGAGCGGCAGCGCAACCGCCGGTGTCTTGACGGCCCGCTGGATCGGCAGCCGGAACCGCCACCCGCCCACCACGCCGCGGTTGCGCAGCCCCGCCGTGAGCAGCTCCGCCGTTGTCATCGTCCGCCACGGTCTCGGCCCACCCGAGTACGTGTCGCGCACCCGCCACAGGTGCTCGCCGTCGGCGACCACGCTGCGGCCGTCCGACGTCGTCACCCGGTAGCATGCGCGCTCGTGCATCACTTCGGACGCGAACACCACGTCCGTGAAGTGCCCGTCGGGATGTGCCACCCGTTCGCCCGGTCGGACATCACCGATCGGCACCCACCCGCGCTCAGTCCACAGCGGCGTCGCGACATCCAAGGCTTTCCCGGTCACCTGCCGGGGTCCGATCACGACCACCTCGGAGTAGGCGAGCAGCCCCGTGTCCGGGTCAATCTCGAGCGTAACGTCGGCGATCATCTGCTGGTGCGGCATGAAGGGCTTCCCGAGCATGGCCGCGACCTCACCCACCCGCGGCCCCAGCGTTGCCCGCTCCGGTGATCTAGGGGTCGCGAACAGGGGAGCCCATTCGAGCCCCGAACGCACCCTCCGCGTCGCCACCCCCACTGCTCACCTCCCGCAGTTGCCCCAACGTGACGCGCAGCTCTTGCACCAGTTTCGCGGTCGTCGACCCCGCACCGTCGTCGCCTTGCGCGTCGATGGCCTTCGCGAGGACCAGGCACAGCTCACCGAGCGACCGCGCCGCGCTTTTCTTGCCCAGGTCGCGGATCTCGGCCCGCACTGCACGCTCAACGGTACCGATGCGGCGCCGGGCGGCCCGCGCGTCGACGCCGGCGTCGTAGCCCATCCGCCACACCGTGCGGATGCGGTCACGCTCGAAACTGTTCTCGATGATGTCGAGCAACGAGTCCGGCGGCTCCGGCGGCACGGCCGACGCGGTCATGTCGCGGCCCGCCGCTCACTGTCCGCCGGCCAGAACTCCGGCGCGTCCCGCACCGCCGCCGCGCTCACATACCGCACCACCCATTCACCCATTCACCCATGTTGACCTGCGCCGCGGGCCATCTCCTCGCGGCGCGTCGCATAGCCCACTTTCACCGCCCGGATCGCCACCTGCACGAACACGTCATGGCACTCGACGACATGCTCCTGCG